CACATGCGGCAATGTCCCAGCCTCAAAACAAGCATTTCAATATGGCGTCAGTGACAGCCTTAATTCATTTCCGTTACAGTCGTTGTTTTTGACTTCAACTCTCAGTATCAATAATGCAAATTCGGCAACGAATGTGCAGGATGTGCTAGCCCTTATTAAGCTTTTGGAGGATGTCAAAAACAAAGATAAAAGAAACTCAACCAGTCCCGATTACGTGAATGAATATTTCGGTATGTACTCAGATGCAATTCTTACCAACTCTAACCCAATGGGTAGTTATAACGAGACCACATTCGACAATGCAAGAATTCCAAATGGTGCTTATCCTTGTTCTATTACAGTCCAACACTATATTAATAATGTTTTAACTGATAACTCTTTAGTTTCTACTTCTACCTCTGACACTTGGACTATTTATTTAAGTTTCAAGGGATTAACTGAACCTTTCCTTTGTTTGTCACCATTTACCGCCTCTGAGTATGGACACCCGGGATTACTTGGATTGAACAATTTAGCCCTAACTATTGCAATTGATAGCGCCTGTAAAAAAGTATGGTCAACGGGTAATTCATTTGTCAACCAATCCGGTAATGGCATTTCTTCTTATATTACAGGCATCTCCCTTGGTAATCCAGCATCTAGCGGCCTTGCATTTACTAATTCCAAATTACTCTTCAACTTTTTAACTTTAACCGAATTACAATATTCTAAAGTTTCAACCAGAAATGTTTCACCATTTTACGACTATTCGAGATATATCAGCCCGGCATCATCCTCGCCAATTGTTGCCCCTAATGGTACCGGTACAGTTACTTTTCCCAACTTGCAACTTTCACAAGTGCCCCAGCTTTTAGTATTTGCCCTTCGTGTTCCAATGAGCCAGCAAAATTGGGGTTATACTGATAGTTTTTTAGCCATTGAGCAAATAGCAATTACATTTAATAATGTTTCATCTATTTTGGGTTCTAGTGATGTCACACAGCTTTACAATATGAGTGTCGATGCCGGCAGTCATCAATCATTTTATAGCTTTAATGGTTCGGCTAATGCTATCCAGTCAGGTAATAGTGTTACAATCCCCACACTTGGGTCCTATATCTGCATCAATTGTGCCAGAGACCTATCCCTATCAACCCTTATTTCTAATGGCTCGATTGGTCAATATAACCTTTCAATTACTATTACTAAATTTAGAAATCAATTTCCTTTTACAATCCAACCAGAGGGTATTATAATGTGTGTTAACGGAGGCGCCTTTATAACGGAGAATGGCAGTAGTAGCGTGTTTACAAGCCTTCTAGATAGACAAATGGTTTTGGATGCCAAGAAAGAAGAAGAGCCAACCTCGGTAGTTGACGAAGAAGTTTACAGAACCGAAGTCGGAGGCCGAATGCATCACGGATTTGCCGCGGTCTCTAAAATGGTAAGAAGACACAGAAAGAAGGGGCACCACAGTGCAGCCGCAGAACACGAAGAGGGCGGCAGAAGTAGAAAACACCTTTCAAAATCAAAATCAAAACTTAGTAAACTACTTAAATAAAATAATTTCAATTAAATAAATAAAAAATAATAAACTATATTTTTTTTTATATATCTAAACTTATAAAATGGCACATCATCGAGCGGTATTATCAGACCAAAAACTAATTAATGAAATCAATGCAGTAAGGAGCAATTTTATTGCACACACCCCAAAGGTAGAAATGAGACCAGTAAGACCACCAGTAAGGCCTATTTTAACAAGAGATGAAAGCAGAAGTGATAAGACATTTTTTAAAGGAGGTGGATCTAAGCCATTTCAAAAGCACCCATTGCCGGGCGGTATACCAGGCGGAGAAACCCTTTATCCAAATCCTCTATATTCGGGAGAAATTTATCAAAATTTTAAAAGAGGCGGGGCGATGTTGGGTAATAAAATACCATTAACGGGCGGCATGCATTCAGATAGTGATGACAGCGACAGTGAAAGCGAAATGAGCGAAAGTGATTTTGAGGGCGGAGATTTAATGAGCCAGAGCAGCGAAGGCGAATATTCGTCAGATGATGAGGGCGAAATTGGAGGATCTAAATTTTACGATTATTTTATTAAGCCAGTGGGTAAAGTTGCGAAACATGTTGGCAAAGAAGCCCTTCACATTGGGGCAGAAGTGGGTAAAGAAGCACTAAAGAAAGCATTAATGGCCTTATTAATGGGCGGCAAAATAAAGGGCGGCAAATTAAGCGGCACGAGTGAAGAGTATAAACACATTTTAAAGAAAATTGATCCACATCTAGATACTAAAAAGATGGACAAAACCCAACTACTTAAAATGATACACAGAAAGGCAAATCTAGGGCCTCACAGTGACGACCTAGCAACTCTTAAAATGTTGAATTCATTAGTTAAGGCGGCAGAGGCCAAATATGGACAGATCGGCATCGGCAAGAATAAAGGAGGTCTCAATGGTACAAAAAAAGAATTAGAACATATATTAATGGCAATGCATCCAAATTTAGATCTTAAAAAGATGTCGAAAGAACAAATTATAAGTGCAATAAAAAATGATGGCGGCGAAGAGCATTTCGGATTGGCCCCACACGAAGTAGAGCAACACCCAATCGAACCGAAAAAGTCAAGAGGGCGGCCAAGAAAAGAGAAGGCCGAACCCGCGGAGAAGAAGCCAAGAGGCAGACCGAGAAAGGAGCCCGGAGAACCAAAAGAGAAAAAGCCAAGAGGCAGGCCAAAGGGTAGCACGACAAAAAAAGACGATTGGTTTGACAGGTGGTTAGAGGGTCTAGATCAAGGCCCCCCACAGCAGCACGATAGCGGCCTAACACCGGGCCAAATGGAGGCCATTGAAAAAGGTAAAGGACTGAAGAAGACGGGTGGAGTTATCAAAAAAATAGTTGGCACCAAAAGAGGAGAAAAGGTAAGGGGTGACATTGTGGCCGAATTAATGAAGAAGAAAGGTATGTCATTGGGACAGGCCTCAAAATATGTAAAACAACAAGGCCTATATTAATAAACTATTTAAGTGTTTTATATTTTTAATTAGTGATGTAGAAGGGCCCCAAAGGAGCATTGCTGAATACAGGGCCGGTGAACTAATTAAATTATCTATTAAATGATGTTCTACGGGGTAATGTCTAGCCCAATAGTTATATCTCTTTTTTTTGTCCCGATGGTCTAAGTATGTACTACCATTTTTTAACCCGAAGTCAAAATGGCGACCATCTGCCAAAATTACACGATATCTTTTCGATTTGTGGGGAGATGTTGAAATTCTTGTAATCGTTTCTGCCGCCTTTGTTCTATCTCCTCCTTCCATTTGTCCAGATCTGCTTGTATCTTTTTAAATTGTTTGTGGTCTTGGTATGCTGTATAGAGCCCAAATGTTAAAAATCCAAAATAGAAGCCCAAAAAATTATTTTTCATTCTTATATATTAATCAGAATATTTTTTTATCAATTTTAAATGTTCAATTGGGATATACACATGTGGTTTTTTATCCCATTCGACTTTAGCCCTTGAAAAATTACTTGTTGAGAATGTTGAAAATAAATCTTTTTCATATTCTATATAATACAGCCCATCTGTAAAATTAAATAGTAGAACAGTTCTTTTGTCATTACATTCATCACATTTGTTCATTGTGATCATTGTCGTTGGATATTTTGAATATTCATTTGTTCGAGATTTCAATTCGAATTCACTTTGCGGACTTGAAAAATCCCATTTGCTAAATTGATATTCGTTTCGTGTGATTATCTCATCTTTAAAAAACTCTTGAATGATCGGCAGAACGACCACCTCTTGCTTTCTGCCAAATTTATATGATTTTTGCCAATGCATTTGATTTTTGATTTTAAAATTTTCTTTTTATATAAATGTAAATATCTTTATCAAAAAAAAAATTAATTATTTAGGCCCAAAATATATTTTGTAAAATATAACAAACTAAACAAAAATGGATTATATGGTATCTGCGGATGACTTGAGGGATGTATTGGGTAAAGATCTGCGGATTATCAAATTTGGCGACTTAAAAAATTATTCTTCAATTAAACAATTACTACCGAAGAAGTATGACTATATAGTAATATTTTATACAAATGAAATGAAGAATGGTGTTAATATAGGCCATTGGACATGTCTGTTGAGAGATGGTGAAAAGTTTGAATTTTTTGACCCTTACGGATTGAAAGAAACAGAAGAATTAAAATTTATACCAAAAGAGAAGCGGCGAAGATTTGGCGAAGAGGTTGACTATCTTAAAAAACTATTAGAAGGGACAGATCACACATTTAATAAATTTGATTATCAAAAATGGGACGACAATGTGACTACATGCGGGCGATGGGTTTATTTGAAGATCTTTACATTTAAAAATGGTATTAGGTCATCTGAAAAATTTCACTCTCTAGTGGTCAAGAATGCAAAAAGGTTTAATTCATTTGACGAATTTGTAGTTTGGATAACTTCTGAATAAATAATAAATTTTATCTAAAATATATATAGTATTATATATCAACAAGCAAAATGAATAGACAAACAACCGAGAGCACAAAAAAGGTGTACAAGAGAAATATCATTCGTTTAAATGGCGGCGATGAAATAAAAATAGATAAGGCGGGTAATCCAGATTATAAATTTTTGAAGAAGACGGATGAAATAATAAATAAGATTTCACACCTCAAGCCAAACAGTCAAAGAACTTATTTAATTTCAATTGTATCAACTTTAAAGGGGCTCAAGGGGTATGATGCAGCGGCGAAATTCTATTACGACTTGATGATGAATTTAAATAAAGAGTTAAAGGAGAATAACACAAAGTCTGAGACCCAAAAAGAAAATTGGATGTCACAAGATGAAATATTAGAAATCTACAACAAATTAAAAGAAGCGGCAATGCCACTTTTAGCCTTAAAAAAAGTAAATGAAAGAGAATGGAGTATAATTTTACATTTTGTCATTTTAAGTTTATATACTCTACAGGCCTGTAGGAGAAATAAAGACTATCAATTAATGAAGGTTTTAACTAATCCCAAGGACTTAGGCGAAGACTTCAAAGAATTTAACTATTGGAGCGGATCTAAGTTCGACTTTTACACATACAAAACACAGATGGCCTATCAACTGCAAGAGATCCCAGTAAATCCAGAATTGAAGGACATTTTACAAAAATATATTAAACTTCACCCACTGAGAAAAACAAAAAATTATTTTCTTCTTGTAGATTTTGCAGGCGAACCATTAAAGGCCGTTAATGCAATCACTAGAATTTTAAACAAGATATTTGGCAAGAAGATTGGTGTATCAATGTTGCGAAATATCTATTTGACAGATAAATTTAAAAAGCCAATTGATGAACTCAAAGAGACAGCAACGGCAATGGGCACAAGCAGTTCAACTATTCAAAATAATTATATAAAAACTGATGAAAAATAATCTTAATAATATATCATTTTAATTTTTTTCAATGGGCAAATTAACAGTTAAAGAACTACAAGAATTAATTTTATTAGGTCTACACAAAAAACAGAGATCTAAAGGAGATTTTCATTTAAACGTGCCCCTCAGAGTTTTACCAAAAGCGGAGGCCGATATCTTTAAGCAAATAGGAGAAAGTAACCCATTTGAAGAGTTCGAAGCATTTGAAGAAGAAGACAGACCAAAGCGAAGATCTAAGGCCAATTTAACAGAAAAAGAAGAACAAGAAATAGATAATGAAATAGAAAATCTTCTTGATCAACTTAAAGAAATAAGCGGAGGGGCCATTAAGTCAAATCCATATGATATATTACACGAGAAAGGCCACGAGGGCAAATTTACAGCCCAATTTAAAGCAAGAAAGCCAAAATATCGACATCTTAAAACCTTAAAAGAATTTGCCCACTATATAGTCGAACACCCGGCAGAATTTAACTCAATTACAGAGAAGAGGGCGAATTATTATATTAATTTGATAGAGCGGGCAAATGGTGGCAAATTGCCTGTTAGTATAATATATCAAAGTATTAAAAACGGATACAGCCATCCAGAAGTAAAAGATATTGGAGGCGGGTTTGTTTTAGATAAGAATATAAGTAATAAAGAAATTCAAGTTTATAAAAATGACAACGAGAAAAGAATAATTGTTAATTTTATAGGCACTTATAAGGCCATCGATTGGGCGAACAACTACGAATATGTAAAAGGTCGATATAGGTCTACATCTAGATTTAAGAGGGCGAAAGATACATTTGAAAAAGTTTTAAAAGATTATCCAGGCTATCAAATAGCATTAATTGGGCATTCTCAATCCGGAGTTATCACAAGAGAACTTGAAAAAGATTACGGCGATAAAATATATGAAGTTATCACTTTGAACCCTGCAAGTTTAGGCAATAAATCTAAAGAACACGAATATACTATTAGATCATCATTAGATGTTGTTTCATCTTTAAGAAGAAAAGGCAAGAATGATATTACAATTGATAGAAAAACATTAAACCCAGTTACAGAACACATGCCCGAAATACTTTTAAGGTTAGATCAAAATCGACAAATTGGGCGTTAAAATTTTAGGACTACTTTTTTTTTGTAAAAAATATAAATATTCACTATATAGTCTTAGATTTGATAGATATTACAATCTAATATTACTTAGGACTACTGGACGACTTTTTAAAGATTTTGAAAAATAAATTTTTTTTTTTAAAAAATAAAATTCTAAAAACTTTGAAAGCCCAAAAAGTCGTCCAGTAGTCCTAAATTTTTAAAGTTTCAATTAAAGATTTGATGACAATAAGAATATAGAAATATTTATTTTTGTTATAAAATATTTTATTCGTTTATATATAGAATGCAAATTTTAACAAAAAAATTTAACAAAGGAGATTTTCGAACAATGGCAGAATTACAAGAAACACCAAAGAGAAAAACATCTGATGCCTTATTAAGGGCGATCAAGAAATATAGACAAAAGAAAGAAGTAAGAGAGAAGGACAGAATAGCATCTATTAATTATTACTATTCTCACAGAACCGAATGTATAGATAAAAAATTAAAAAGCAGAGAAGATAACAAAGAACTGTTTTTAGTAAGGGAGGCAAAATATAGGGCGAGAACACGAGACAGAATATCATTATTAAAACATCTTCCATTTTTCAAAACGATTTGACAAGTTTGAATTAATTATTTTTTTTTGAAACTTTTTTATTTATATTTATATACTTAGAAAATTTATTTTTCATATTAAACATTTGACTATAATTTATATAACCAAAAAAAATTTTCAAAAAATGCCGATCAACTACGATTTAATGGAGAGACAAAATGGATTTAACGGACACGAATTTGTCGAGCGAGCAGATCCAATTATTTTGAAACAAATAAAAAAGGGCAACAAAAATCTTCTTTGGGTCAGTGAAGAAAAAAAGGTTAATTGTGTGTTGGCATTGTTGGGTATTAATGGTTGGTTTAAAAACTTGTATGGATCAAGTAGTAGAAAGCGATTTGGTAGAATTTTTGGCCAATCTAGTATTGGTTCATTATTTGGTCCAATAAAAAATACATTATTTAGTAGAAGGCCTGAACTTAAAGATATAGATATGGAGAATGGAGGTATTACAATTATTTATCAAATTGGTAGATTATTAGGAGTTAACGATAGTGATCTAACGAATATTAAACATTATATAAAAAATAGAGAAGAATGTTTATCAATGGTAGAAACAATTTACAAAGTAGATAAATGTATTGCAAAACAACTATTTATTATAATTGCAAATGGTGGCACAGTAAATACTTGGATAGATGAATATGAAATTGTTGTACCATTAACAAAAGAAGGCAAACCTGTCAGTTATAATCTTATCGAGGCTTTAAGGAGAGAATTTAAAATAATTGGTGCCACATATTTAGAGAATTATCCAGATGCCGAAAAGGTTGTAAGAGAATTAAATAAGGGCACAGGTAATATACAAGGTAAGGCATTAGCTGAGTTATACCAAGATACAGAAGAACAATGTTTAGAAATATTAATGACCGAACTTGGCTTTCCATTAGAGGCATATTTACAACACGACGGGGCCACTGTTAATATGGATGAAGTTTCTCAAAATACCGATTTACCACTTGAAGAGATTTTGAAAAGGGTTACGACTAAAATTAAAAGATGTTTGGGACTTGATGTAGTTTATAGAGTAAAGCCATTTGGTGAAACTTTAAAACTTGGCGAGTTAGATGAGGACGAAGTTGAATTTACCAGATTTGAAGAAGATGTATTCGAGGCTTTACCATCATTTGCGGAGAAAAAGAGATATTTTGAGATCTTTCATTTCTTTATTAAAATCCCGGAGGCTAGATATTACTATCAAAAATTTAATCGATTAAATTGTAAAGATCAACTTATTCCATTTTGCGAGACGGGATTAAAAAAGGCATATAAAAATCTATTTTATAAAAAACCTGTAGAGGCGGGAGGATGTAAGAATAAAAAAATAGTTCTTAAGGATGCAGAATTTATAAATGATTGGATGGAGAAAATTGATCGGCGGGGGTATGATGATTTAGAATTTATACCAAAGAATGAGATATCAAAACCAATTACTTATTGGGATGGTATTAAAACGGAGCATTATAATTCTTTCAGAGGATATTCGAGAAAATGCTTATTTAATACCCCTTTAGATAAAGAAACGAAAGCCGAACTATTGGAGCCTTGGATAGATTTAGTTTTTGAAATATGCGGAGCGGAGCAAAAACATATGGACGCCTATTTAGATTTTTTGGCCCACTTAATCCAAAAACCAAATGAGAAATTTCCAAAGGCGATTATTATTAAATCATTACAGGGCGTGGGTAAAAATGTGACACTTGAGCCAATCGGTAAAATGTTGGGAGAATATTATCTATCTTGTGCTGATATGGATGCATTTTCTGGCACTTTCAATAATGGATTTTTTCAAAAGATTTTAGTAAATATGAATGAATGTCAAACAAATCAAAAAAGTCTAGATTACGAGGGCAAGCTTAAGAGTTGGATTACTGAAGAATGGATGTCAATGAATGAAAAATTCGAGAAGCGAAAAGATGTTAGAAATATTGCCCGAATTCTTGGATTTACAAATAAGCAGAGGCCATTTCCGCTAGATGTAAGATCTGTAAATAGAAGACTTGAGGCCTTTCAATCGACAGAAAAATATTCAATGCAAAGGATGAAAGAAATATACACAGATGAAGAAATTAAGCAATTTTGGATAGAAAGAATTGAATTATTTAAATCTGATGATTTTATAGCCACTCTATATGAATTTTTATCAACAAGAGATATATCAAAAATATCTACTTTACCAATTATCACTGCGGCTTATATAGAAATGTGCGCCCAATATACACCTATTGAAGTTTTATACTTAGAATGGCTTTTTCCACAACTTGAAGAAGGATTTATTTCATTAGATGAGGACAATTCAATTGGGTCATCTGAGTTATATAAAACATTTGAGGCATTTGCTGAACAATTCGGGGTTAAAAAAGAGGTAATGGTCCATCAACACAAATTTACTTTATCACTACAAGATTTGAATGTTGGTATTACTTCTAAAAAAGTAAATGGGCTTAAGAGAATATATATGGATTGGAGAAGTGTTAAAAAAGAGTTAATTATCAAATTATTAATAAGACCGGATGAAAATGAAGAAATTGTCGAAGAAGCGCCAAAGGCTAAGGGTGGACAGTATAAATCATTATCTATATTAAAAAAGATCAAAAATGAAATTAAGCCAAAAATCGAAATTTTAAGTGAAACATCGAGCGAGGCTTCAAGCGAAATAAGTATTAGCGAAGAATGCAGCGAATTTGATGAAATAGACGATATTATAGAAAATCTATTTGAAGATTAATTGCCACTGTGAAGCCTTTTTTAAAAGGATTAATTATAATATTTTTTTTTTTGTTTTGTTTAATATAAATAATATGAGTTCACGAACAATATATGCGGGTGATTTTCTACACCATCAATTAAGATATACAGGAGATGGTGACGATCCGGATGCATATCAAGATAGTGCCAAAAATTTAAGAGGTATTGAAAGTATTCGATTTTTAGATGATAGTATTCAAACTACGGCATATTTGGGACAAGGTGGACCAACTGGCGATACTGGACCAACTGGATATACGGGCCCAATCGGACCAACCGGATATATTGGCCAAACTGGACCCGCTGGGCCACAAGGCAATCCCGGACAACCTGGGCCAACTGGCGCGGCCGGATCTGCAGTAAATACTGGCGCTACTGGCCCAACCGGATATACCGGCTATACTGGACCAAAGGGGGACCCCGGGAGTGCTGTTGCAACCGGTGCGACTGGTCCAATGGGTGATACTGGCCCAATCGGACCAACTGGACCACAGGGCCCACAAGGTTTGTTTGGCCCAAAGGGTGATACTGGATATACTGGAGATGTAGGCCCAACCGGACAAATGGGAGATACTGGACCCGCTGGGCAAATGGGAGATATTGGCCCAACTGGAGATGTAGGACCAACTGGGCAGATGGGAGATACTGGACCCGCTGGGCAAATGGGAGATGTAGGACCAACTGGAGATGTAGGACCAACTGGGCAAATGGGAGATATTGGACCAACTGGAGATGTAGGCCCAACTGGAGATGTAGGCCCAACCGGACAAATGGGAGATACTGGACCAACCGGAGATATTGGCCCAACCGGATATACTGGACCCGCCGGAGATCCCGCGAATGCCTCACTTTGGGCCACATTTGCAGCCTCTCAATCTGTAGATTTAAACGGTAATAGTTTGAATAATGTTAATAATATTGGTTTAACTGGATATATACAAAATAATAATAGAATGGTATTAAATTTTGATAATAACGCCCCCGGTATTTCAATGACAAACCCAAACTATATAACTAGGATTGATGGCCAACAAGTGCAAATTGAGGCAGTAGGTACTGGCAATCTGGCAACTTTAGAAGGTAATTCATTGGTACTGCGCGATAGTACAACCACACACCAAACAACATTTTACCCGCCAACGGATGACAATTATAATTTATTTTGTCAAGGCAACGGAGTAAATTCAAAAGTGCTGATGATCTGTCAACAAAATAATCCATCTGTGTTTTTATCTAATCAGGATCAAACAACCTATTCACAAAGTAATTTAACGAGTTTAACTTATAATGATGGCGCCAATGAAGTTGCAAAATTAGATGCCGCGGCAAAAACACTTACACTATATGATGGCACAGATACAGCCATTTTGTCAACAACTCAATTAACTTTTAATGGTGTGCCTGTGGGGATGACTGGACCGACTGGGCCGGCTGGTAGTAATGGGGCAGATGGACCAACTGGGCCGGCTGGTAGTAATGGGGTAGATGGTAGTACTGGACCAACTGGGCCGGCTGGTAGTAATGGGGCAGATGGGCCAACTGGAGCAACTGGGGCTACTGGTAATCCGGGCGCCGCTGGTAGCACTGGAGCGACTGGCGCCACTGGGCCCGCTGGTAGTGTTGCTTATTTAACTCAACCACCAATTACACAATTGTGCTCACCCGCGGTATATGGCACTTCGCCATCTTTACCGCCTCAAAAAATGTTTACATCTACAAGTGCAAGCAATATTATTAATGTGGGCTATAATGGTTGGTACTGGCGAAATTTCACAACTGGGATTAATATCGGTTGGAATGCTGCATTTGCAACCCCTACATCAACCGTTGGAGATTTGCAGCAATTAAGCTTTTCTTTCATTTCTACAAATACTACAACAACATTACAAGCTTCTGTATACAGTTTGCCTGCGGTTTCTCCTAATTTTTATAATAGCC